AACGCGGCGCAAATTTTCAGCGTAAAACGCGGGCAGCTTGGAACCAGTAGTATAATAGCCGGCTCTGCGGCACATGTAATCAAGCAATGATTTCTCCGAAACCACGGCCAACTGACGGGCCGCGGTTGTTTCAAACGACGAGTAATCGGTGTTATTATGTACACGGCCACACAAATAGTGCATGCGTCTCGCAAACTCTGCAGGCGGCAGTATGCTTGCAACATATTCCTTCAACAATGAGTTTCGCATGAAATGTTCCATAGGTGCCAACAGCTGGCAAGTCTCAAATGCTTCCAACTTGCTCATGGTGCATATAATCCGCGGTCGACCACACACCACGCCGTCCTTCATCTTCGCGTTGGACTCAAACTTGATGAAAAACCCCGCTGTTGCATACTTGATTCGCTGTCGGTTGGTCATGCTGCCGGACCTAAAGGCTTGGTACTCAGCAACGTCTCGCTCTATCTGCTTAGTGGTCAGGCGCGCACGAGAGGCCACCCTGTAAGCTTCGCACGGGTCTTCAATCTCGGCTCGCAGCGTCGTAGTATCCCAAGTCGAGCCAAAATGGGATATCATGGCCTGCTGGAACCTCGCAAACTCATCCAAACTGTCAAACGGCGGTGTGGGCTGAATGAGCCTCCCAAGGAAGGCCTGCGCAAGCGTAACCGGATTTGTTGCCGGTATCACACCGGCACCCAGCTTACGCATATCGCACATCATCACTCCGCACGGAGCCACACCGGCCACGTTCTGTTTAGCGCACATTTCGCTTGCCCGCCTCGAGATCTTGGTGACGCATGTCTCATACGAATCGGACGCCATACGCTCACGCTGTATCTCGATAGCCTCGGGCCGCTTGAGATAAAACCCCGCCGGATCTGCCGTCGTTGCCCAATGCGCCTGACGAAGCACGTTCCCGCCTTGCATATTGACGCCGCCAGCCAACCGGTTGAACAACAGCGCCGGCGCGCCATTGACCGCAGCAAAGCGGTTGCGACGCGTCAGCAAATTGAAACCGCACAGTCTGTAAAACTGCGCGTGCAAAGACCCGGCCGCCAATAAATCCGCGCGAACGTTGGTCAGCCGCAACGTTTGGGCAGCCAAAAACGCTCCTTCCTCCGATAAACCTAAGGTGCGCTGCTGTCCTGCACTCAAGACCAGCCGGTTCAGCATTAAGCGCGACAACGTGAAATTGCGCTGAAAGTGCTGCGGTCTCCGACCAAAAAGCCAGCGTCGGCAACGTTCGAACCAACCCACACGCACGCCTGCGTCCTCATACAACACACTCGTGAACTCAATCCCGATATCTAGCTGCGTGTCGTAATGAAGTATCGGGTCAGCAGCGCTGCTCGGCGGGCGGTAATCGGTGTCATCCTCATCATAACGGTGCGCGATATGGAGCGTTATTTCGAACGTTCGGGGTTCACACCAATGAGCGAACAGCGGCTCTGAACGGCGCTTGAGCGGCTGGCCGAGCTCGGCCATGAACCCGCAAACCGCTTCCTCATCCGCTGAAAGCGTTATATCGCCCACTGGCAGGTAGTCCACCCCACGCGAACGTGTGGCCGTGGGCGGACAAACGTAGCGCCAGTGGCTGTTGTCGCACCGTAACAATACGGTGTCAGCCTCCGCTGAATGGAAATGGCTGTAAGTTTGGTGGTTTGCGTCAATAGAAATGAAATTGAATCCAAACTCCGCCGCAACTTCAGCCATATATGCGTTGTCGCCAACCGTGTTCATGAGAAAATCGAGCAACGTCGCATCGTCCTCGTCCCCTGACGGCATAACGCGCATGACTGCCCACGTGTCGCTGCCCGGCACCAACGCCGACGGAAAATTGTTAAGCGCGGCATTCTCAGGGTTCAGCGCGTCCATGCGGATGCGTGCGACGCGTTCAAACACCGCGTCCACGTCCCAGCGTTTGCCGCACGCTGAGTACAACGCCGCCATGCCACAGAGCGGCGCGCCCAGCGGATCCATGATCTCTGACCCAATCCCGTCCGATATTGTGAACAGG